TACCTTGAGCATCAATTGTGATACCACCAGGAACAGAGTAAGAACCACCAGAAGGAACCGTCTTTAGGACGTTTGCCCAACCGGCGTGCGTTGTCAAGATAAGGTTTGCGTTCCAGTTTGCAGAACCCAATTGAGCAACATAATCTACAAACTTCTCGGCAGTGTTAGCACCACTAGATACACCAGCAGTTGCGCTAGACGCCAAGTCATTCAAGTAATATGTATCTTCTGCTCTTTGGAAATCTTCGATCAAAGATTGCTGCAAATATGCGTTCAAGAAAGGAAGATCATCAACCATTTGGCGAGATACCTTTACATAACCAGCGATGAATTGCAACACTTTGTTTACAACTGTTACATCGTAATCCAATTGTGCTTTACCAGAACCTTCAGTTTGCTTACCGAAAGAACCTTCACCAACTGGTGAGTTACCTCTTGGGAAAGATACTGAACCAGTTGAAACTGGGATGATGTTGAATACACTTCTCAAGTGTGGGTTTACGAAAGCACGAAGTGCTGGAGAGTTGATGTAAGAAACATAAGGATTACCAGTAAGGTTAGAAGCCTCTGTCATTACACCTACGGTTTTAAGATCCAACTCGAAGTTGAAACCTTTACCATTTGATCTAACTGCTTCTTTGATTGAATCGTAACCTTTTACGATTGCATCACCGATTGCAGATTTGATCTCATTGATGTGATCATTGTAAGATTGTGCAACTTTCTTAGATTCAGTAGCACCAATTTTACCAAATGCAGATTTAGCAGCAAGAACTTCTTCTCTTGCTTCCATGATTGTCTTGTTGTTTTTTGCGAGTTGCTCGTTGATCTCTTCAACCTTGCTTTCGAAAGCCTTAGCAGCTTTCTCGGTAGCAGCAGCAACTTCAGCTTTCTGCTCGGCCATTTTAGCCTCAAGAGCAGCTTCGAATGATTTAATGTCGCTCATTTTGTTAAATTAAAATTTGTTTATAATATTTATTAAAGACTCAACTGGAACCTCTTCTTCTTTTTGCTGCAAAGGTGTCTCATCAACTGCCTTTGTGCTACTCATTCTTTCGATCAGTTCTGCGAGTTGTTTCACTTTTAACATACACAAATCTATTGTTTCATCCGTTACATCACTATTGCGGATAAATTTCTCAAAAGATTTGATTTGATCTTGTATTTGTTCAATGTTATTCATATTCTTCATGCCTAATAATGGAGTTGCTTCATTTGCTCCCCATGCGGTAAGGCTTGAACCTTCAAAAAGCATTACCTCATGGATTTGGTTTGCATCTCCACTTTTTTGCTCTCTTAATGTTTTAAAGCCGATTGAGTGTTCAGCAATAAGCCCACTCTCAATCATCTTAATATAATCTTGACCAAGATTGTGTTTACCAATCTTGCTCTCATAATAAAGTCCGTACTCATCCTCTTTTAACACTTGTATTTTACCAAGTGGCTTAGATGGGTCATGGTTAAGTAGATGCTTAATTCTTCCTTTCCCCTCTGGTCCCCAATCTTGGATTGAGCGTTTAAATGCGCCTGGCATCATTATATCGCCATCGCTATCAACGTTACCAAATGCGGAGAAATATCCAGTTACTACTCCTTGCTTTGTATCAACATCTTTAACCTCTAGGTTAAATGATTTGTAATTGTATATCATGCTTTTTCTATTGTCTATTTGCTCTAATTTACGAATTGCCCAATTAATGCCCGCATCACCTCCCCAAGCGTCCCACATTAACCCTCCGCAACCCTCTTCATAAGGAACATCTTTATATTGTTGATGTCTTTTAAATGATGCCATTCTTGCAATTGTATCGCGTGATAATTTCTCACGATTTGCAAGTTGACTAGCTCTTGTCCAACCTACTGGAGTACCACAATCGCTACCATTCTCCTCTTTCCATTTAATTGCTCTTTTAGCATTGTTAGTAGCTGCCTCTGGGTAATCGTTATAAGTCTCTTCTTTTAACTCCAAACTTTTCTCTCCCTCTTGCGCCAAATAAGCCGCATAGGCACGCTCCGCGTTATCACGCGAAGTGTATATGCACTCACCTTCTCCGATTCTATATTTGCCGTTTGAACAAGCGTATATTGGCATAGTTTATCTTTTCATTATTAATCTTCCGTTCTCATCTCTTCTCGGCACAAAACCAACCGTACATCGACAATTGATCGTGAAGCCTGCTGGAGCATTTGGATCGCCAGGTTGTGCAGCTAGAACTGTATCACCTTTTTTACCAGTGGATGTGAACGGCTCATTAAAAGGAACTGTTGCACCATCCATGTGAAAATGATCGTAAGAGTTTCTTGGAATCCTACGAGTTCTAATATCACGACTAGCTATCCAAACCTTATCTACTTCAAAGTTATGCAATTTTGCGCCTTCCATTGCGGCATAGTTACTTGCACGCATGACCTCCGTTCTTGCTATTCTTCTTGCTCTCATCATTGCATATCCTAACTCATCACTTTGTACGATTTGACGACTTATCTCATCTATACCAAGTCCCTCTGCAACTCCTTTATTAATGATGGCTAGTAATTGCTTTTTTGTTGTTTGCGTTATGTCTGCTACAAGCATAAAGCCATACTGCGCCAAAAATTGCATGATCGTACTCACAAAGTCATTATTGAGTCCAAATGGATCTGCTGCTTTTTGACTCATGTTTCTTACTGCTCTAAATGATGCGTTACCAAATAATACTGCTGCCTCTCTATAAAGCTGCATCATTATTTTCATCATCTCATCATTCCAAGCATAAGCACCCATAAGTGTTTGTGCAGCACCCGTACCATAAAGCCTCACATCACTAGCTACTTTCTCTAGGTCTTTGCTAATTGCCTTCTGAAATAAAGAACTATATTTTGCATCGAGTTGCCTACGAAGCCTCTCAAACTTCACCCAATATTCGCTTCTTTGCTTCGCGTTCATCGATGCACTTTTGTTTATATGCTATCCTCAATGATGTCATCATCCTCTTCTCTACTGCGCATTGTTGCTCGCTCTTCAGCTTGGGATATTTCATCATCGTTTGTTGATGAATCTCCTCTTCGGTAGTTTGCGATGTTATCCATGTCAGATCCCATGTCATCTTCTTCTTCGCTTGGTGGTATTGTTAAGTCCATCACCGCTTGCTCAATAGGAATTAAGCCGCTATTGATATAAGCATACTCAAATGCCCCTTCTCTCTCTTGGTAGTTCATTGCTACGCGCTTTTCATCCATTGTCAACCAGTTTGCATCGCGAAGTGAACGAACCATTCTCTCCATGTCTTGCTGCATCTCTGGTAACGCCGTAATGTCGAAGTCAATAAAATAATCTTCACCATATCTAGGCACGAGAAATTTATTTAATTCATCACGGAGCTGACAACACATTGGAATAATTGTGTTGGTAATAAGATCACGCATTGCGTTTTGATAGTTGTTGTATGATGATGTATCAACATCAAACAAAACTGCTGGAAGGCCAAACACCCTACACCACTGGTGCATTGACATACGAAGTGTGTTTACTAGCTCCATGTCAACACTAGATAGACCAAAGTTTAAATAGTCCCATGGTGTTTGCAGTACTGCAACTCTTCCCTTATTATCTATGCCGTTTAGATTCTCATTAACGGCTCTTTTTATATCATTTGCTTGCTCAATTGTAAATGATGGCACGATGCTACCAAGTGGCTTTGGAGTAATTGCTCCTTTCGCTCCTCCATTGCCAGTCATTGTTGCACTTGCATCCGCAGCATTGTTACTCATGCGAAGCGTTTTATAAGCTGCACGAAGTGGAGATAGTCCACGAAGATGCGTTCTGCGTGTTGCATCGAAGTCTGGATTCCAACTACGCCACATCATCACTTGCTCTTTAGGTAGATCAACACCAGCACCAATTTGCAACTTATATCCCGCAATTGCATACACATCTTTTGGGTCGGGATAAATCTCTAGGAACTGCGTTGGTAAAATATTAAGCTCACTAAATGTGCCACCCATCTTACCATCATTGCCATAAATATTTCCCTCACCACTTAGGTATCTATATCCAAAAAGATTCTCGAAGAACTGATCTTGCGATTGATAAGAGTTAGGTTGCTCAAGAAGTCTTGCTAATGGCGTTCCCATCACAATATTCTCGCTATATGCGTTTTTACGCGCAATGATAGCTTGCTCGTATGCACCTCTATGTTGTACACCTTTTACAAGTTGCTTATATCGCATTAAGTTTGTGCGAGCCTTCTCACCTGGGTTTAGTTTATAAACATACCAAGGAATTGATGCACTCTTGCGTGCTAAAAAGCTCACAATAGAATAAACATCTGCATTACCAAGATAACCTTGGTTTACATACTCTATCCCAGTATAATCTTGTATTACCGAACTATTGATGCCGACCATTTGCACTGCGCTAGTCGGATAAGGATTGATGCCCTTCTTTTTGAATAAATCAAATAATCCCATGTTGTTATATTGCTCCCCAAGTTACACTTGGGATTGTTAATTTAGAATATATTGCATATCTCATCGCATCACTAATGTGGTCATTAAACTTAACTGGTTGATCAAGTTTATTACCATTCCTATCCGTTTTCCAACGATAGTTTTTTATCTCCTTTAGTAAATTTACGGAATCTTGATGAATGTATAGTGGAGTTGCCTTAACGGAACGTATTCCCTCAAGTACATCCTTATTAGCTGGCTTCGCATTTAGTCCTTGTCTTACCAACTCTTCAATTGTTTTTGGCTCTGCGGCATCGCAATAAATTTCATCAAACTTATCTATGCCCAAAGCTACAATTTTTTCTACTAAGTCATTTGTAGTGAGTTTCGTTTCGTATATCAACTCTTGTACATACGCCGCATTTTCATAAAACACAACTTTCACAAGTGCGCTTGGTACGTTGAATCCAAAGTCTAAGCCATACACCGTTTCACCTTCTGGCATTGTTTCAGTTGTTCTGTAATGTGTGTATATTAGGTCTTGGCTCAAGCCTCTTTCACCAAGTCCGTATATTTGCCAATAGTTAGGGTCGGCATCTTTCAAACGCTCTAATTCGTCAACCAGTTCTTTTGGTAGGAAAGGATTGTCTTTAAAAGTAGTAATATAAAAATCGGCATCGTCTCTTGGAATCACATCATCGTAAATCCATGAGGAGATGTCCGATGGGTTATAGTCAATCACTATCTTGCCTTCGGTACGCATGATTAATTGCATCCATGCTTCGTATGAAAGTTCGTTTGCCTCATTACAAAATAAATAGGTTCTAGCCCTACCTCGAATCTTTTGTGGTTGATCAGCACTAACAAACTCGACCACGTTACCGTTAAGCTGATATATTTGCTCCGTTTTGTTATGATTATCCTCCGAATATATTCCTAAGCGTGAAAGTATGTCCACAAAGTCGCGTAGGACTGAACCCTTTATACTTGGAAGAGATTGCCTTACTATCGTTAATGTCTTGCCATTCTCTTGAAGTAGTTTTACAATAAACCAAATAAGGATATTGTAAGTTTTACCAGATCTGGAACCTCCTTGCATGACCGTAATGCGCTTTTTTGAGTCTTGCAATATTTCAAAGATCTTATTAGTCTGAAGTTTAGCATCCATAGTTTTAGTGATTTTCTAAAAATTTAGTATTAGTGTTTGGGTTGAAAAAGTAGGTATAAAAGTGGGGTCATTAGTGTATGTGGTTTTTATCTAGACAAGTGTTTTAGTGGTGTCAAAAATCTGATTTGCCCCCGATATGTCAAATTTGTGTTTTCTTTAAGTTCCCCCCGTTAGTGTAGACGATTTTGTCGTCTTGTCATGCCCCAAACATTAAACAAAATACCTTTTACATTATAACTAGTATTATGTTAAATAGAAAAGGTTAAACAGATTGTCAGTTTGTCGCGCTTTCCAGTATTTCAACATTCGGCTTAATAACCTCAATTTGCACCTGGTTCAATTGTCCCTCGATCTTGCTTTCGATCTTCTGTGTTGGTAGACCAATAAAGTACTGCATGTACAGTTGAATAGCACGGCTATCGCCTTGAGCTATCTTCTCATGCAATACACGGAAAGCAGTCTCGGCCATTGGTTCGAGGCGTGCAATTATTTCCTCCTCTTCCATTCTACGTTTCCGTCCTGAATTGGGGCGCCATCCTCCATGCTTCTGCACTGGTTTACCAGTTTTTCGACTGATCTTTACTTGTCCGTCCTTGATTTGTTCTTGGCTAATCGTGTCAATCATTTGTGCTTTTGTTTAGTTTTATCGCTTCCAGGTTATGCGTGTGTCCTTTATCGTCTGGTTTTTCACGCTCAAACAGTCTAAGTGTTACCCAGCCGTCCTGGCCTTCAAGATCCTTTATATATTGCTGAAAATCAGTTACATATATATGAATGTAGACTGATCCCTCTTTGCCTTTCTTTATGTAGAACCCTTTTCGGCGCATTATAACCAACAAATTACCAATCTTTTACGCTATATTCTAGCCATGAAAACACATGGTGTTGATAACTTTGTGCATAAAAAAAACATTCAATATATTTTGTTTAGTTAAAAATGTTAGTATATTTGTGTAAACAAACCAACCAACAATGAAAAAATTTTATGCAACAACAGAACAAGCCGAAGAAATAAAAGGCGAAACAAAATCATGCCAATGTGATTGTGGCCAATCTTACGCAATTGTATTGGATGATCAAAATGAAATTATTATTTGCAATTCTTGTTATGAAAATTCTTCTAAGATTGAACATTATTTATAATCAATAAATAAATCAACATGAAAAATTTAACCGCCTCAAACATTTTACCGCTTGCAATTGCGGCCGCTTTTTATTTAATCATTTTTATTACTAACTATTTAAATTTCTAAACAATGACAAACACAACTTACAACGGATGGACAAATTACGCAACATGGCGCATTGCTCTTGAGTTCTTTGATTGCTACAACCCTTTTGAATACGAAACAGATATTTATGACTTATCAAAATTGTTACAAAATTATGTTGAAGAGCATTTGTCAATGGAGTGTAACAATGATACTACTTTGAGTTATGCTCTTTCATTTGTTCAAGATGTCAACTGGTACGAAATAGCAGAAAACATAATACAAGAGGAGGTAGAAGATGAGAATTAATAAGCAACTTTTACACCTCATAATTGCGCTCATTTGCGCTGGGATTATCATTGGGCAAATTCAAGATAATTTTTCACGTTAAAAATATATAAAATGAAATACACATCATTAAAATTACCTCAAGACGAACGCGAAATAAGTATAAGATTAGAAATGGCTGATCTGAAGATTTTACATAATGCTTGCGTTGATATTTTAAGAGAATTACCCGAAATGATAGGGTACCATAGAATACAAGTTAAATTGAATGAAATAATAAAATCAAACGAAAATGTTACTAAATCTTGACACAATTACAACCGATGCTTATTTTAAGTTATATGACTTAGATAGCAAACTTGTTGGCACTTACAATTATTTGGGCATTGCTTATTATTGGCACTATGATTTCAGACATTATTTAAGAGATGCAACGCCAGACAAACGGAAAAAAGTACATAACACGTTTTTAGTTTACAATTTAAAGGTTGATGAAGTCAGCCAATTGCATTGGGAATTATTAGAACAAACATTAAAAGCCAAATAAAAATTAACTAAAATGAAAACAGTTTTTAACTCAAACTTGCAACTTGCTAAAATGTGGGCCACACAAACTCAATACGCAGGCAAAGGCCCATCAATGTTTTTTAAAGATCAAACCTTATATAGCTACGGCGAACATTATGAATTGGCAAAGTTTGTTGAGGCCCCTAATGGCCAACAAGTAATTTTTGTAAATGATAACTTTTATTCAATGACTACTAGAAAACATTTAATAATTGTTCATAATGTAATACCTGAAGGATTTTACTTTTTTTGTATTCCGTTTGAAATTAGTTTTACTGTTCCTGGCATGATGCGATATGATTATTTTAACAACGATATTACATCAATTGTGAGAAGATTAAAAGATAAAGTGGCATCAACATTAAAAACACAGAGTAAGGCCAAAAAAAATACACATCATTTTGATTACGCTTTAAGTGAAATTGACCAAATAAACCTTATTTGTGATCTGTTTAAATTGCCATTAATTGAAAAAGAAGCTATTTTGTATTATAATGAAGCAAAAGAAAGGGTTAACAAAATCAACAATAAACCACAAATTGACCAAAACGCAATGCAAATCAATTCGCTTTACGAATATTTTGGAGGTTAACTGATGAGGGGTAATGCCCCGAAACGATTTAGAGGCTATTTTAGCCTCTTTTTCGTATTAACCAATACAAACTATCATGGGACAGATAGAAAGCCTCTACAATTGGCTAGAAATTAACTACACGGCATTGGCTAGATCGTACGCTGACTGGGATAACCCAAATAACCTCCCTTTCGTGTTGTATTGCGTGGCAATGTACGCAAAGCACCAAACGCTTACAAGATAACCCTACAACGGTATGTGTTTTGTAGTATTTCGGCCAATTCTGACAAATTAACATCATACGGAACAAAAACGCTTATTTTTTTGTCCGCTTGATAACGTTGTGCTATATAGTGTTGAATTGCTGGGATCGCATTAATTACGCTATCGTCTTTAATGCTAACCAGATCATTTACTAACTGTATGCCATGTATAACGCTAGTATGATCAACCCCAGTAATTGCGCCAATGTCGCGAAGTTTAGCGCCGTAATAGTATTTACTTAAATAATAGAATAAATGCCTACAAATAACAAGCTCACGGTAACGGCCTTTTGCCTTTACCCTTTCAATATCTTGCTGCATAACAAAACAAACCGCTTCCAGTACATTAATTAACTCCATAAATGATTGATTTTCAATGTTTAAAATATCGTTTCAAATACAACTATTTCATTTTCAACTACCCAAAATGTCATTTTTGCCACATTTTAAGCCAAAAAACCCGACAAAAACCCCAAAAACCCCGACAAAAACTCCCAACCGCCAAAAACCTTCCGAGACCGTTTCGGTTTCGGTTAGACCAAAAACTCCCAACCGCCAAAAACCTTTCGATGCACCGCCTCGGTGTATCATTTGACAAAAACCTTTTCGGAACCGTTTCGGTTTCGATCTGCCAAAAACCCCCAAGCCCACCAAAAACTCCAAAATACCATTTTCCCAATTCACCTCTTTTCTCTATATACCCCACCCTATTAAAAAATATAAAAATAAATACCCCCTGGCTAAAATATTAAAAAAATGGACTACATGGACTACAAGACTGATTATCAACGACATCTGCGCTACATTTGCCCTACATTTGCGCTACATTTTGCCAAAATGGACTACATTAACTAGACAAAAACTTCACGACACTAAAAGAAATCATCAGACAATTCTTTCTTAAAGTTAATAACATAACATTTTTTGTTGTTTTGACCCCGATCTCGCACAACTTTGTAGTCCATTTTTAATATCCCACAGGTCTCTTCAATCGCCTTATTGAATCTTTTCAAAGAGTAATCTTTTTTATCATAACCCGTAAAAGTTAGATAATCATTATACAACCTTTCTAGTGTAATGGTCAACCCACTCTCGCCTTCTAGCGTCATAAAATAATCTAGGAACTCTTCCCCAAATTGAACCCTAATTTGTTTACGGCTTAAACTCTCACTCATTGGCATCTCACTAACCCCATTTTCCAAATAATCTGATACGCAATGAAACATCAAATTAAAGTACCTATTCCATTCATCCTTGTCCCAATCATTAAATAGCTTATGACCGAACTCATCCTCTGGTGTATGCTTCGGGCTAAAGTATGGCGCAAACTCAAATATCTTTTGCCTCCTCTTAGCATGATTCCCACTATTCGGTATGGTATAGTTAGTTGTAAAGATGACTTTGGGACTATCCTTATAAGGTATTCTAAGCTCATCCTTGTTCTTTTTCTCGACCGTTATACCTTCCGTTATGATCGAGTAAAAACCCTCAAAATCCACGTTCTTACGGGTGTCCTCAATGGCTATAAGCCTGGTATCAAGATCAACCCTTTGAAATGCAAAGTTCTTATCTATTTTAAAATTCTTGCCATCTACTACCACCAAATTATTGATATACCCCAAAGCCTTTACAAAAATCCCTTTACCAGTACCACCTCCTTTCGACTCATTCTCGGTCTCTTCGGCTAGGATCACCGCAAAAGGCCTAGCGGGGTCTTTATATTTATGCAAAAGATACCCTATCAATGATAGGCAATAAAGCAATTTCGCATTATCTCCTCCACTTATCTTATCCAAAAACTTAAAGTACTCGCAATTATCTATCTTAAAATCATCCTCAATGTAAATCTTATGATCCAATACTTGCGACTTCCAAATCACTTTCCCAATTTCTCCATAAGTCATTAATTTAATTCCATCTTTGGCAACTTTTACAACCCCGTTCACAAATGGGAAATAGCAAACATCTTTAGTATCTTCCAAAAACTCAATATTAGCCCGATCAAAAAACTCAAAGAAGTTATCGCTAAAATATGTATTCGCCCCCTTATAAATGGTCTCCATAAGTGTTTGTGGATCAAGCCCCATATCAAACGAGCTAGGCAATCTATTGATAAACCCCTTAATAAATTTCTTTATTTGCTCCGTTGAACTCTCTTCGACCATACCATCTTGTATGCGAATCAGTCTATATATTACGCTATTTGCATCGTAAAAGTATAAAGAGAACCCACCTTTCTCATGTAGGAATCTTTCTAATTTATCTAATTGTATAATTGGTGTTACAACGCCGTTCTTTTCTCTAGTTTCCCAAAACTCTTTGATCTCTGGTCCAAACTCCCCATCAAGTTTCTCTACAATATCGGTAGCCTCTTCTACGCTTTTGTCATGCTTACGAACAAGATATGTAATGATCTCATCCTTTGCCACTCCGCTTTTCTTTTTCTCAAATACTTCCTTTTCTAACTTACCCCCAAAGTTTTGCTTTCGTTCTCCATAGCCTTCTTCGAGTAATTGTCTGGCTGCCATCTTGAAGTCCGAGTTGCATTTGAGGATGGCATACACTGCTGCTGGTTTATAACCCCTACCAACTTGAAAAGGCGTATTTGTTGAGAATACGGAAAAGAGTCCCATCTCGGTATTATACGACCCACTATGTTCACTTGTCGACCCTGGTCTTCGGTAGTAAATTCTATGGCCTCCATTTTTAACCTTTTCCCAACCGCACTCTTCCATGAGCGAAGTGAAGTCGCATCGGTTATTATAGTCATCAAATGGTGAAAGTCCATAGTCTTTAGGAGATGGCTTGTGATGAGCTTCAATGATATGTTCTTCGACAACTTCATTGAAGGATCGCATAAGCGTGAGTAACTCTTGCCGCTCCTCGATTGTAATAATATTGATGCCTTCTTGGAGTATTTCGTAACCCTGGCTCGGAGGTGCAGCCACATAGCCGTTTTCACCTCTCGTTTCGATAATACAATACTGCTTAATGTGTGGATTGCTTTTACTCTCTTCTTGCGTTGGTAGTCTATTAGCCAACTTTTGATTTCCTTCGATCTCTTCACATCGGTAGTAAAAATGGTAGCCCCCACTTCTTGTTTTGACAACATGGAGCTTTTCATATAATTCTTTGCGTATTCTTTTATGTATCTGTTCGTATAAGTCAAATGTTTGATACTTGGTGTCAATGTCAATGACCTCCAAGCCTCCAGATACTGCCCCACAAATGATTGCACATCCCTTGGCTCGTGGATCGGCCATTTGTAGATCATACTCGTGCTTAGTAATCTTTTCCGTTTGATATTTCTTCCAAGGAAAGATGGCTGCTTTGTTTTCATTTATAGCAATTACGTTTAGTCCTAGTTCGAGATAGTTCATAATAAAGTTTAAATCCACTTATAACAATAAATATCTATATCTTCTAATGATCGCACTACTCTTGCAAACACGCCAAGATTATTTATATCGGCTATTCTTTTTTCTTGTAATGGTGCTACTATTCCATTCTCCGTTTTCACTTCGAGGAACATGACCACACCTTTACGAATACACAACAAATCTGGTATGCCGTTCATGTTAGTTTGGATGAGCTTTATACAACTCCATCCATGTCTATTCAATCTATCAACGATCTTTTTCTGTAATTCTGCTTCTCTCATAGTATAAGTATATTTTTATCCATAAAATTTATTATCATCTTGGTAGGCATCATTACGCCGTTCTCGCACTCCACTTCAAAAGCCAAATTCCAATCTTTCTCGGTCATTGTGTTCACAAAGATTAAGCCTTCGTAAAACTCACCACTTTTATAAAGCTGGTTATTTTCACCAAGCCTTACGATGTCTTTACTACGCAAATCATCTTCATGTATGCGAAAGGTAATAATGCAACTTGCTCTTTCAACCAAACCACGAATGTAACTAATGCCTTCGCTATTAAAAAATATTTCTAAGTCCCACCATAGCTTATTCTCCGTTTTGCTTTCCCACCAGTCAATGTCCGTTTGTGGGGGAAGGCCTAAGGCATAATAAAGATGTTCGCACTCAATAGTGAATAGAGTCGAGGTAATTTTTTGTGTCATTGTAGAGTTTTTTTATTAGGTAATTTATGGTTAGGATCAACATAAACGTTAGTGTAAAAGGTACACAAAAGAGCATCCAATACGCCACCCAGGCAAATACTTTTAATAGTGCAAGCATAATTTTCATTTTAAATAGTCGTTCTTAAAGTGATTTAAAGTATAGTCTTTCTTTTCCATTACCGCTTTATATATCTTATCCTCTATTCCGTTGTAACTAAATACCCAATAAATTTGCGCCGTTTCCGTTCTATCTTTTGTTTGTATTCTTGCTCTACTCTGCCAATACGATGTAGCCGAAAAATCAATATTATAAAATACTAACGCATCGGCACTAGATAAATTTAGCCCCTCTCGCCCGCTCACGATTTGCGACACAAATACGGCATCCGATCCCGCCTTATTAAATGCCGCCGCATCTATCTCTACTCTACTTCCAAATTCCCATAGTAAAGCCGCATACTCCGCTTGAAACTTATAAAATATGGCGATCTTTTTACCCGCAAACTTATCTTTTATAAACTCCGCTTTTGTATAGTCAAATGCTTTTGCTACTCGCTTAGGATCATCTATAATAACAGAGCCGCTATATATTTGGTGTAGCTTATTCATTAACTTCACCGCCGTATCCCCCATTACGCTCTCACCTTCTTTATTTGTTACGATCTTATCTTTTCGCAACTTATCGGCAAGTTTATAAGTACTATCCTCCATTTTAACATATAATATATTCTCTTCAATAAGTCCCTCAAACCCCGCTTGAGCTTGAGTGTAAGTGATCATAATTGGATTAATATCTTGCATAATTTTTTCTTCGTATGCGTATGAGTAATCATTAATTGCTCTATTAAATACATATTTCTTTTGGACAATAACATAATCATTCGCCCATTTGTAAAAGTTAGGGTATGCCTTTGCATAAGGTGAGTATGTGCTGATCCAAAGTTGATGATAAATTTGTGAGTAGCTTTCGGGAGTAGGCGTACCACTTAAATATATGATAGGCGTTGCCGCACAAATCCGCTTCAATTCTTTAGCACGTTTAGAAGGCCTTGGGAATGCTCCTAGTCCATGCGCCTCATCTACGATAACCACATCCCATCCGTACTCTACTTTATGTAGCTGCTCAAAGTTGGTTATATATATCTCCATATCATAACCCATCTTCTTTGCTTGCTCAATAATATCATCAATAGCTTTCTTCTTTGTGCAAAACAAAACCTTTTGTGCGCCGAATTTATAAGCTGCGGCTAACGATGTGATTGTTTTTCCAGTACGAACCTCAAGTGCTAAATATGCTATTTTATGATATTTAAGCAACTTAGCCGCCCGATCCGAAATCTCTATTTGGTAGTCTCTAAGATTCATAAGTAGGTATATTTATCCATCCTTTAAAATCAACTATATATTCAGAATATGCTTGAACCCAAACTTTTCCAGTCCATACGCATAAGCCATAATCTAAGTTTCCCAAATCACATAAATACATACTCATTAATGTAGTTGGATTTTCAGTATTCCATTTAATATTCTCATTCATTGTCGTTATTATTTAATTGTTCAAAATATCCTTGCTCGCTTAATTTAAAATGCAAGTCCTCATCCATATCCATTGCGTCAATTTGCATTTTTAACCGTTCAAGGTAAAGAGTCGCATCCATAAGCTCCATTTGCAAATGATTAAGCCAATCAAAAGTATTTAGGTCTTGACGCATTAAGTTTGTCTTGTATTTAAGAAACCCAAAGCGCATACGCTCTTTATACTTGTCAATTACTGTATTTACCACATGATCATCTGGGACATCATAACACTCAATACATTGCTCATCAAATGTTTGGAAAACATCTTTTTTACATTTATTACAAATCATAAGAAAAAGTTATTATAAAATTATTTATTGGTAATGTTGCAAATAATTTATGTTCATTATAAAAAAATATAACTCCATTATTTATACTATAATCATCACATGGTATATCAGCAATGCGATTACCTTTTAAATCTTTAACAAATACTATCATCTTTCTTATATTTTAATTGATAAGAAATATTTCTTGGAGTTACGCCATCATTTATTGCGAGCCATAACTTTTGTGTGCTTTTAAATAGCTCCCAATCTTTTTTAAGCTCGGTCATTGTGCGTGTTACAAGTTGCCATCCGAGTCCTTGTATAGCCCCACCTTTACCGCTAGTGCGAGTCTTGGCATTTAGCCATAATATGGCTACGGCATCTATGTTTAGCTTTTTATTATGCTCTTTGAGTAATTGATGATAGGCTGCAAGTTGCAACCAGTAAGATGGGTAAATGCTATTACTTGTTTTGATGTCTAGTAGCATTGTAAGTGATCCGAGTTTAATCACACGATCAAGCGTTCCCGCAAATCCTAGCTTATCACTCATTAAGTGAACCTCCATCATGTCAATCGTAGGCTTGTACATCATTGAGAATTCACAATAGCGTTCAAACATACTCCATTCCATCATGCGATATTGCGGAGTGCCATACTCATTAATTAGTGAAATTTCCTCGTTACAATCATAACGCTCGGTTAATTCATGCACAATTGATCCACGCCTACCAGCCTCGTCTCTAATATGATCGGCATCCGAGCCAACATCTTTAAGCCATTTGTAATAACTAGCGTCTTTTGGGTAAGCCTCTAAAATTGTGGTAACGCTAGGTAGGTAATTTTCTTTTGGAGATAAGTAAAATCTCGTGTCAATAAATTGGATGCGTTGTCGGTCTAGGTCTAGTTTGTAATTTTTCATAATAGTAGTAGTTAAAATGAGGTCGCTATATCGGATTCGAACCAATCTCTTGCGCTCCTAAGCGATAGCGACTAACCTATGAACCAACCTAAAAAGGTGTATCGTCCTCGTTGACATCTGAGAGAACTGGCTTTATAAGAGGTAAGATAGAATTTTTTACATATTCCTCCAAATATTCCATCCTATCTGTGTCATCCCAAGTTGTAACACCTTTAACCTTTATTTGTTTCAAAGGAGGCAACTCCCCAGGATTTGCTTTATTCCAAAAGTGCTTTAGCCCTACGCCATTTTGGTTAATAAATACTACCGAGCTTTTCTTATCGCCATCAATAGTGAGCTTTGGAGTAAGTGTTACCACTTCGCTAAAACTCACGTTAGGCAAGGCTTTGAGAAAGCTAACGGCATATCCGCTAGAGTATTTCATCTCCAAAAAGTAAGTGTGTTTGTCATCTTTTACACTTACCACCCAAAATTTGCCGTAGTCGCTCTCTTTGGTTTTGATGTCGGAGATAAAGCCCGTAAGTGAGTCGTAAAACTCTTCGTGTACTTCTTTACCCATTTTGTTTACTCTTGATACGCTTTTGTCAGTAGGCTGCTTGAATTGTCTTACAAGTTTGCCATTTGTAATAGAGAGAAATACTCCATTACCGCTTTGATTAGACTGAAGTCCCATTTTCTAAGTGTTTATTGTTAAGTAATAATTGAACCCTTGCTTGATAAGATGATAGTAAAATTGCTACCTTCTCGTTATATACTTTATAATCTATTAATTGTTCGTATTTATACATGAACACATTAATATGATGTTGCACATTCTCGTAATCCGTTCTAGTCATTCTATGTATCTTGGTATTTAGCCAATTGTATTCTTCCCAAAATACGGGAGGAATCTTGTAATGATTGTTGCGATCTTTTCTAATTGGCTTTTTCTTTTTGGTGCTAATTGGCACGATAAAAAAAGCTAAGATAAGGCTACAAGCTAGAAGGATTAGTAGTAGTTGCATTTTTTAAAGTATTAGTAATTTTTAAATAGTTGGATAGTGTGATCTTACCCGTTTTCTCGGCACGATAAATGGTTTGTGAAGTTAATCCGCAAAGCTGCGCAAGTTTTTCTTGCGAAAGGCCTCGTGCTAATCGTAGTGTTCTAATTTCTTCTTGTGTACTCATATCATTTAATTTTAGACAAAGCTAAGTAAACAAAATTTAATAAACAAAATTAACTTACGAAAACGATTTCGTTCAGTTGACTGATTAGATAACTTTTCGTGAGCCGTTTATCGCTCATTATCGGCTCATTTATCGCTCATAATTTCGTTTAAACGTGCTAAAATGCCTCTTAATGCACTTTTTATAACACATTACAAAAGAAAGCCCCTCGTAAAAACAAGGGGCGGACAAACCAACTATTATGAAAAAAACTGCTTACTTGCTACCGTCTTGAAGCGGTATATCTTCGTGAGGATCAATCCTCCTATAATTTTCTTTCCAAAGAATCTTAGTCAAAGTTATGGCTTTTTTCTCAATCTCTTCTTCTTCCGCTTCTGGCCACAATAAATGCGATACCTCATGTATAATAATCTCAAGATGCTTTTTACCTTTTAACCTTTCGTCTATTTCGATTAAGCCATCGGAATGTGCTACGCCATATACTTTCTCTTTACCGAGCTTGCGATATTTGATGCGTATTTTCATTTAACGTTTTTGCGATGAAATTTATGACAAGTCTTGCATTGCATTACTAATATTTTTGTTCCACTAGCCGAGTATTTTGTTTGTTGTATTATAAGCTCATCAGAACCACATTCGGGGCATGATCCCCTATCTTGCTTATGTATTACTCCATAATGCGTTTTAGGGGCTAAATGTGTGTTTAAATGATTAAATACTTTCTCTAGTAACACCACATCATTTTTGCAATACTTAATCATTTTCTCCATTGCCACTTTATCCTTGTCAAGCATTATCTTTTTCCATAGATCGTAGTCGGTATGGATCTTTTGCCCAATTCCTAAAAACTTCGCTATGTAGTTAAGTTTATTGCTATTAAATTTAAACTTGCTACGAGCTATTTTAAGCGTATCAATTGTGGTGTAATTTGGGAACATCTCAATACTATGGTATAGGCATCTTGTACGGATCCAAGCCAGATCAAATTTATCGCCATTATGTCCTATTATTTCATCCGCCTGGTTAGCTACTTTAATAAATGCCTCGAGCATTTTTTTATCGCATTGCTTAGAGTCCCAATGCAAAGCGTGAACTTCTTTCACACCTTCCCATTTATAGCAAATGCAAATAATTGCCCTTTCCCTTATGATTGACTCTGGGCCTATTGATAACTTATAGCCACTAGACCAAAACAAACCTATGTTGGTTGACACTTCACAATCAAAAAAAAGTCTTTTTCTTTTAGTATGCATTTTCTTTTTTGGATTCATAATTTAATTTAGCTTTTTTAAGAATCCTATCTCTATTTTCTAAATACCAATTACGTTTATATTTTACAATATCCTTACATCTACCATCTTTATATCTTGGCATTAATTCTGGTTTATTGCATATATGCATACCAGTTGAAATAGAATGTTTTGTATTATAGGCTAATGTTACATATTCTAAATTATCTGGCATATTATTTAATTTATTACCATCAATATGATTTACACATAAACCATTAGGTCTTTGTCCTAAATAAAATTTTGCAATTAAAGAATGTATAAAATGATTTTTATCTTTAAAATGTACTTTTAAATAACCATCTTTATTTAAATATTGAGATAATTCTCTTCCTTTAGCGTGTTTTGAATTAGAATAAATTTTAATTTCTTTATTTTCTTTACAAACTTGTATTGAATAATAAGGAGGATAAAAAAATATATCTGGCATATTATTTGATTTATCCAAATATACTAAAAATTTTTTTAGTATCATAGATATTTTTTATAGGCGTATGCTCCAACTCCTATAATCCCTATCCATAGCCATGTATAAAATAATGCCTTTTTATTGCGAGTATATTTATCGTCTAATATTGCATACTCTTTATCCTTAGCCTCGTAAAGCACCTTATATTTATCATCCCATTTCGTCTCGGTAATGTAAATAGTATCCTTTAGCTCTTTAATTACTGTTCTTATTTTAGTCTTTATCTCACTAGGTGAGTAATGCTCCTCAACTAGCCAAGTATAGATACTATCTACTTTTTGCTCAACTATAATACTATCTTGTGCTATAAAAATAGTGTCTACGACACTACTTTGTGGGAACTGATCTAGGCATAGCTTTGCGGCTTGTACGGGATGTTCGTACAAGTATTTTTTAACTTTATTCGTTGTTATACACGATGTGAATAAAAAAATAATGGGTAAGTACTTTAGCATTGATAGAAAATTTTAGTTTTAGAAATGCGGTCATCAAGTCCATGATGGCCTCCGTTTATTAATTTGGTAATTTTTTTAATTGTTTCTTCCTCTACACCTTCTTCCGCTATTTTCCAAAGTTTCTTAATCTCAAAGAACCATGCGGCACTTGTAAGCGGGTATTTTGTAGCGACTAAATCTGGGTTGTCTAATAAGTTAACTCCAATAAAATCTCCAAAGGATTTGTAATTAGATTTTCCAGTAAGTTGGATATATCCTCGCCCTCTATATTTATAGCCATCTCCACTCTCTTTATTGCCATTGCCCATTCTAAGTGAATACACAATATTTGCAATTACCTCTGGTTTACGAGCTGCTATCTCTGCGGTATCTTTACTGAAATATTTTGGGAATATCTTTAAGAGTCCTTGCGCACTATAATTTAGGTTCTCACGAGTGAATTTAAAATTACCACTCTCATGCGCACATTGAGCTAAAAAATGGGTTATTTTTAGCTTATTATCTATTTTGAATTGATCTATAACACTCGGTAGCTCATCAATTACTTGCTTCGGAAGAGTTGTTATCAGCTTTTTTGTTATCATCAGCGAACATATTTGAGAGGAATTTGCCCACCCATCCGCTAATAAAAACTGCTATTGCAATCTCTTTATGCCCTTCAAGTATAGTCATAGTAGATACGAATACGCTTGCTGCCGCTAGAGAATCGCCAAATAACCTAAGTTTCTTAGGAGTTGGATGAAAATAATATTTAAGTCCAAATTTCATTTCTAAATTCATTTGTTACAACCCAATTCGTTCCGTTACTCACTAGCTCTACGTAATTATATTGATCGTTAAGTATATAAGTTGTAGAGCCATCTATGGTCTCGCTTGAGTACCCATCAATGGTAACTGCATTTGTACTTGAGTCGGTCTTTTTTATAATAAATGATGCCGCATTTGATACGGCGGTTGGAAGAGTAATGGTAACGGCACCAGATGTTGCGTTCACCAGCGTTACATTGATGCCGTCCGTTTGGGTTAGTGTGGTATTACCACTTGCACTACTAGATGAAAATGCAATGTTATTTGCATCTAAAATCTGGTCAAAATTCGTTATATATGATCTATTAATTCTCAAAGTTCTTCTTCTTCTTGTTTTGGTGCTTCTTGTAATTCTACGCCATTTACCCAATCTTTTAAGAAAAAGTAAGGCTCTAGCCCTTGTGGGTTAGCTACCTCAATCTTCTCAAATATAAACTCACTTTCCTCAATTT